GACCGTTGCGGAGCGGAGACTGGCTATCGCCGGTAAGCGAAGCGTCTTTCAGTTCCGACTTCTTGATCAAGCCAGCCATACGGGCAGGGATGATAAGAAAGCGGTTCTGCTCTGGGCAGTTAGCTTCGTCAAGAACGGTGCCCATGTCAACGACAAGGTCCGTAACTGAAGTCGTACCACCTGAACCGTCTTTAGAAACGGTGAGCGGCGAAGCCGTCGTGCCAAGATTGAACGCAGATGATACCGCGCCAGCAGTTGCGCCTTTGTTGGTCGCAGCAATATCTGGCAAGATATCGGTCAGAACGCGCTGGTCGATCTTGATCTTCATCTGCTCGGAAGCATCTTTAGACCACATATCCATCAACTTAACGTCTGACTGAACACGATCAATATCGTCTTCAACGCAAGCGAAGTACTCGCCTTTGTCGATGACAAGCTGAAGTTTAGGCTTGTCAGGATTTTCGACGACGAGGCTCTGGCCCTTGACGTAGTCACGGATCGTGATGTTCGGAATGGTGCGGATGTTAACCGTATCACCCTGATTCTTGATCTCGCCTTCGTAGTCGGTGTTAGCGATAGCCGCGAGGACCGTCGCATCGTAGAAGTTTTCAATAAGCTTGCCTGACCAAATCTCAGGGATGAAGTTTCCCGAATAATTTGGACGGCCAGCAGAGACCGGATAAGACATGGAATAGCTCCACTTAACCTGTTGCGACTATACGATCTTCCCGCTGTGCAGCGAAAATATCGCGTTCAATTCGGTCGCGGTCAGCTTCTTTGCCTCGATAGATGCCTTTTCGTACGTCATCGAAGAACTTGGTAATGTCTGCGCGTGTGTACGTCTTAGCCTGTGATGCCGCCGGACCACTGCCATTACGGCTGCGACCGGGAGCTACTTGTTTATCGAGTTCGGAAACTGCGCTCCGAGGTGGTTGAGCAACTTGTTGGCTACCATTACCCTGCCAAGCATTGAAGAAATTTGCGACTCGGTACACATCCATGCTGCGTTGAGCATCTTCAAGATAGTCCTGCCGTGTAACCCCGGTCAGCGGGTCTACTTCCAAAAGCCAATCTAAGAAGTTCTGATCTGCATTGATGTCCCGCCAGTTGGGGATTCTTGCAGAAAGTTCTGCCCAAAATGACTGTTCAGATGTCTGCGCTTGTTTCTGTGCAACCTGTTCGACACGAGGAAGAACACTGACCTGCATCTGCCGGACCATATGTTCCAATTCCGCAATCTTGTTATCGCGGGCTGTAAGTGATTCTTCGGACACACGTCGCATGACCTCAAGCGAATCACCATATTCCTCAACATCTTTCTCGGTTATCAGCCGCTTATCATTAGCATAAGCCGGAGCCGGTGCTGCTGAAAGAGCTGAAAACAAATGCTCCATCTGGGTAAGTCGTTGGTTCAACTGCTGATTCTCAGTACGAAGCCGCACTGTATCCGCGTTGTACATACCCTGAAGTGTTTTATACCGTTTCTCGAAAGTCTCCTCATTATCCTTGTTACCCGCAGACTTTTGCTCGTTAAGTGCGGGTGCAGACGCTTCGTTCTCGACACTGTCGGCTTGCTGAACACTCTCTTGCGTACGACCTTCTGATTCTACGTTAGCCTCAGTAGTTTCAGTTTGGGTCTTCTGCTCTTCGAAATGTTTGGCGACTGCCTCAGATTGACGACGAACTTGCTCAGGTACAGCCATAGAACGCTCCTCTCGGTATGCGTATGGTTAAACGGCGGCTATCTTTTTCTAGATTCTGCTGCCATATCAGGGGCATTTTGCACTAGTTTATATATCTCTGTCAACACTTGGCAACGCCCTTGAGCCAAGTGGACAGCATCTGGTCCAACATATGGTAGCTGATCTATCTCCCGCTGACGCCACTCGGTTATCCATTCAAGGATCGCCGGATGTGAACGAGAGATAGAAGCCCACTGTTGGAGAAGTTCTGGGGTAGGGCGAATCACGCACCACCACCTTGCGGTCTAGCAGTAGCAGCACTCATGCCGCCCGCTGGATTCCCTGCTTGATCGAGTGTCGCTCCCTGTGGCTGTTGCTGTGGCGCTGCCGCCTGCGCTGCCTGTTGCATCCGCTGAGTATTACTCAGCCGCTCGCGTGAAGGAACGATTTCATCGACCGGCATCTGAAGCCCCTTAGCGATCTCACGGAGAATCGCAGCGCGGCCATCTTTGCCGATGATGCTCATATCGACCTCATTGCCAGTGGCGTTGAGGAACTCGACACGACGCATATTGACAGTCTCCTTGACTGCCAGATTAACAGCACCACGTGGAATAACTTGAGCGTCACCCTTGATCGACTCATCCGCATCGTAGCGCATATTGTATACAAACTGGCGCTCAACAATCGGCATGATAATGTCGTTGTCGATGTGCATCACAACCTGACGGATACCCTTACCAGCTGAACCCATGAGCATGGACAGTCCCGATGCAGTACGACCTGCGCCCTTAACATCTACGTCTCCATAGATATAAGATGGGATACCAGAATGATCGTCAGCTAAGCGGCTAAACCGTTCATAAACAGCCATCAACGTATTGGCATTATCATTAGGCTGGTTGAAGCGAATAGCCGGGGCTGACCCACCTAATGGGTCGTTAAGGACTTGCCAAATTTTCCATGGGTGCATCTGGGTAATATCCTCGTTAGGAGGAATACGTTCCAGATTAACCTCGACCTGTGGGCCAGAAGCAATGCCCATGTTATTGACGAGCGCACGCGCCGCCGCATTACAGATATTTTGCAGGTCCTCAATGATCTCAGGAATACCACGCCCCCAGAATGATCCGGGGGTCTTAATGAACGACGTTTTCGCATAGGGCTTCTCGCCCAAAGGATCGTAGTTCAGAATAGCTTTGATGACATAGTTACCGACAAGCCAGATATTGGCGTCGTACTCACGTGCTTCGTCAGGCGCATCCTCTTCGGACATACCCCACTCGCGGAGCATAGCTCCACTGACTTTACCCCAGAACTCAAGGGCATCGAACATATCTGTCGGGCGCATCTCGGTATAGAACTTGCGTTCTTCTTCCTCGCGCTCCTGCTCAATCGTCTCCGCGACCCAAGATTGTCCCGGTCCGATCTCTAATACTTTACGAATGGCTTGGTCGTCATAGCCGGGACAGCCGATCAAATCAGATAGACCGGTCCGGGTAAGTTTATGGTGTTCAAAAATATATCCGTCGTTGATCCGGGTAATCCCCGGCTCTGGATAAATATTGAAAGGACTTACCCTCTCAAATTCCGGTGCAAGTCTCTCGCCCGCTTCGACAATAGTTTTACCGTCTGGACCTTTCGCCCAGCTAAGGTGTCGTTGGCGACGGACCACAGGACCTTTGATAAAAGCACAAGGGAAAGTAACAAGATCAGTGATGAACTCATTGAACGACTCCGGCCATCCCCCTTGAGCAAACTGATCTTCGATCTTAATCTTCATTTTGTCAACACGGATCTGTGCTGCCTCTAGAATCTTAAACCGATATTGCTGGGAGATAACCTCTTTTAATTCAACGAGTTCCGATTTAGACGGTGCAGCGCCTGTTGCCTGAATAACCGCCATAACTTCTTCAGCAAAGGCTGCTTGAAGCGCCGTGCTATCATCAGGCGACAAGTCTGGAATAGGCGTAGGAGACATATCCCACGGAGGAGACCCCGTTTCGAGCAGGATATCCCGCAGCCAGCTTTCAGCCGCACGGCACTTTACTTCCGTGAGCATCATGTAGACTTCGGACCCGCCCTGATTCTGGATCGCGTTTAACTTATCTGCCTCATATTCGCCATTGCGCTGCCGCATGGCACGTAGCATGATGTGGTTAATCGGCTCTCGCGCTATGCGCGCTGCATCCCAGCAGCGTTTAAGATACGCAGATAGTCCAAGGATTACCGAATCCTGCTGCCGTGCCTGAAGTTCTTGTTCCATGCGTTCGCGTTCAGCTTTATCAAGCTGTTCGCTACTGACAACACGAAGGAGAGTTAATCCGGCCATTGAATTTATTATTACTCTTTAGGCGTCTGATCGTCAACGGCCTGTTTTTGAATCGCTGCAATGAGTTCAACGACTTCAATATAAGGACGTTGGCCTAAGACGTTCAGAATGTAATTCCACTGTTGCGGTGTCAGTTCGATCTTCATAGCCCTAACAATTCTTTCAGTTCTGCCACGCTCAACCCCGCCGCCGCGAGCTTCTCTTGTGGCGTTAGTGGAGCTGGTTCTGGTGGTGGGACGTATGGGTTGGGTGTGTTGCCTTCGTCAATCCAATCTTGGATCGCTTCGACGAGACAGCTTTCCTGCCTACCATCCGGCCATTCACGCCAGACAATTGTGTTTTCAGGATCAGCGTATTGCCAAATCGGATCACTCATAGCTCACATCCTGTGAAGTACATATATGCGGACGATGTGTTCATAAACAGCAGCGTAGAATATCCAGCCGTTGTGCCGCTTAATCCGCTGATATTAAAATTAGCGCTTGTCGTAGTAGCACCGCCAAATGTGAAACCAGTTGCGTTGGTTGTAGCGGTAGACGGCAAGAAAGCCGCAAAATGGCTTGCCGCTGAAACCGTAACGCCGGTTGGTGGAACGCGGGTAGTTACGGGCAACGCAACCGTGAACCATGCGGTTGTGGAAGATGATAGTGACGTAACCATGCCTGCGGCAATGTATGGATTTGCGCCGCTTGCGTAAGAAAAAGCAGGCAGATACCGCTGACACAGCGCCAACTCCTGCCCATACTGCCTGCGCTCGAACGGCGTGGCGACTGAGCCGACTTCTAGCTGGACGCCGGTGATGTAGAAGGTTGCGCCGTTTGTGCCAACTATTGAAACTGCGCCTGTGGCTGCAACATAGTTTGCCGAATCCCAAGCTCCGGCTGTGCCGCTATATGTTGAACCAGTGCCAAAATTAAAACAAATAAGTGCTGCCCCCGCGTTACTAGCCCCAACCCATGTTCCGCCAGTATCACCGGGAATAGTTATGGTTACATATGTCCACGTATTGGCCTCTTCAGGAGAAACAGTAAATGTAAATGGATAAGATCTAGAAGACGCATAATTTTTCATTGCGCCGCTATGTGTTCCTGTTATGGAAGAATACACATAAAACGATAAGGTTACAGATTTTGCGCTGCTAGACCCAAAGCCTAAATCCGCAAAATTAAATCCTTCCATAGCTTGTTGAATAATAAAATAATCGCCAGTCAATACTGAATATGCTGATGATGACGTAAAACCAAGATAATTAGAAAAGCCAGTTGGTGGCGTAACGGAACCGGCATTTTGCTGGCCTGTTCCTTTGCCAGTTTGAGAGGAAACAAAAGCAAATCTGTCAACAGGGAATATTGCATTATTAGCTGCAACACTAGCCCCCGCGTTTCTCTGATCCACAACCATATCGCCATTGATGATGCGGTTCCGCAAGAAGCTAGAACCCATCGCCAGCGTATTGCCGACAGTCGCGTTGCCAGCCGTGTCGAGCGCGATGTTTGCCGTCGTGCTAGAAGCGTTCTGTAGCGTGGAGACTTTTAATGTGGACATTATAATCTCACTCGTAAAGGATGTTTACAGTGCCGGCGTCATACGCATCGGTGCCGTTTACGGTAGTTAACCGCACAAAGTTTAAGGTCCCTGATAGAGATACAGATCCGCCTGAAACAAGCGAATTAGACGAACTTGACACGCCCCCGGTAAAAGCAGCCACCCATGTATTTGATGAAGCGCTTACAAGAGTTAATGTCATTATTCCATGTATTACGTTTGTCGCAGAGCCAGCGTAAATACCGAATCCAGTTGTGAAATTTGTCGCCACTGGAGTTGAATTTGGGGTGTTTGAAGCGCCGCAAAGATAGCCGGATGTTGTAGGTGTTCCGCCAGTTCCTATTTGAACTAATGGATTGCTAGTTCCATTTGTAGAAACACTAGCCAGCATAAGAGTAATGCGTTTCACCCATGACGGAATGCTACCAAAATCAATACTTGTTCCGCTAGTCGATGCTTGTGCAGAAGCTGTATTCAAATAATTTTGACGCCAAACTGACCCATCATACATCTCAAGCGTAGCAAGCGTAGAGTTATAACCAGTCTGTCCAGCCGTAGCGGGAGACGGACGCCCTGCCGTTGTCCATGACGGGAATATCTCGCCGGTTGTGCCATTAAGAGTTAGCGGCATTATTCAATTCCTCGTCTGTCGGGCGCGGGTAGTCAGGATGCAACATCATCACGCCGCTATTTCTATGATTGTTAAAGTAGTAGAACACGATCCACCAAAAAGCCTAGCATTGATTCCGTTAATAGCTACAGTAGCGGAAGCTGAAGGCCCAATTCTAACTCTGAATGTCGTGGCCGATGTAGTTCCTGAGGTCATATAATAGGATATGTTTAAGTTAGTCATCGCGCCAGCCGTAGTTATAAAACTTGGGACGGTAGCAAGCGCATTTGCCGTGCTGTCTTGGAATAGAGCGCCAATGGTCCACGTAAACGCCGCAGACGAATAAACGGAACCGGAGAACAGTATGTATAGCTTGCTTGTCGCGCTTTTTGGCGTGATTGTCGCAGTAACAAACTCTGTGCCTTCGGTAATTTGTGGAATTGTATCGTCTAACGGGATTAGCGTAGTTCCAGACGCATAAGCCGCAGGTGAACTATTGACGACCTGAATTACCGCGCCAGTAGGTAAACTTGCTATCATAGTCCCAGTAACAGTCCCGCTATCAGCAGACGTGATGATGTTGCCGGTTTTGGCCGGAAGCGTCAGCGTGTTCGTGCCAGCTATAGCCGTAGGCGTCAGCGTAATCTGACCTGAAGTTGCGCCCTTGAGGACTAAATCACCCATTAAACAATGCTCCACACAGAATCAGTGCTAACTGTAACGGTAATGCCAGCATTTACAGTGACGGGGCCACCTGACAAGCCATTAGAGCCAGTAGGAACCGTAAAATCTGCCGATACAGCGTTTGCGTTTAGAGATATGCCATTAGTCGATGACGTGGCAATAGCCGACAATATGCCGGTGCTAGGCGTATAGTTATACTTTGGATTCGACGTGTATATCGTCGATAGCGAACCAGTCGTAGCCGCAGCAAAGAGCGGATATAGCGCCGTTGCGGTAGTTGTATCACTCGCAGCCGTAACACCTAGTGCAGGTGTTGACCAAGACGTTACGCCAGAACCATCCGTCGTTAGAACTTGCCCATTGGTGCCGCCAGTTGACGGCAGTTTCATCGTCCAAGTGCCTGCCGCATCCGCAACTGACAAAGACACAGTGCCAGATGTTGTGCCTTTAAAGTTCGCAATACCTGTGGCAGTAGACGTAACGCCGAGCGTTATATCGTCGTTAAATGTCGGGCTGTTCGAGAAGACCAGCGAGCCTGTGCCTGTCTCATCAGTAACAGCGGCAGCAAGATTAGCTGACGAAGGCGTTCCTAAGAATGTGAGGATGCCTGTGCCAGTTGTTGTGGTTGAAGGCGCTACGCCTGCGCCGCCGCCGATAACAAGAGCACTCGCTGTAAGAGCCGCCGAAGATGCGAGAGTGCCGGTCGCGCTATAGTAAAGAACGCCACCAGATGTTCCGCTTGTCAGCCCTGTGCCGCCAGATGCAACAGCTAATGTAGCCGATAAGCCAGCAGCCGTTCCTGTCGTATTTTGATTAAACGTGGGCCAAGTAAATGTGCCTGTAGAAAAATTACCTGACGTAGGTGTTCCTAAAACAGGCGTTGTAAATGTAGGCGATGAAAGCGTCGGAGAAGTCGCTAGGACAACATTACCTGTGCCTGTGGTTGCAAGTTCACCAAGAACGCCAGCGTTATCATAAAGAATACGCCCCGACGTGCCGCCTGTGATCGCAGTTGTGCCAACTGTCAGACCCGACGCAACCGTCGTCCATGACAGCGCGCCAGAACCGTTTGTTATCAGAACTTGACCATTTGTGCCGTCAGCCGTTGGCAGCGTATAAGTAACCGCAGCGGAAGCGTTGCCACCTTGAATCGTTGTCGCATTGGCGCTTAAGGCGTTATAAAAAGCTATCTTGCCTGTCGTGGCAGACGCTACACCAAGGGATAGAGCTGCGGTGGCTTTATCAAAATTAAAGGCCGCGTTACCGGCCATGCTGCCAGCGTCATTAAACTGAACATTCTTATCAATACCTGCGGCGTTACCCGCTGCGCCACCCGCCGATGCCCATGATGTATTACCGAGGCCATCAGTGACGAGCACATAACCAGATATACCATTTGATGCTGGCAACTGGAATGTTGTTGTCCCTGCGATAGCAGCCGCTTTTACTGTTACTGTACCTGACGTAGAGCCAATAAAAGTCGCTGTGCCAGTGAGTGTAGGCGAGCCAATCGTTGGACCTGTACCAAATACTAAAGCCCCAGCGCCCGTTTCATCCGTGACAGCCGAACGGAGATTCGCGCTCGATGGCGTCTCCAAGAACGTCGCAACACCTGACCCAAGGCCGTCAACGCCTGTGCTAATAGGTAATCCCGTCGCATTTGCCAATATCGCTGAAGATGGGGTGCCAAGAGCAGGTGTAACGAGTGTAGGGCTGTTTGATAAGACAATGCTGCCAGAACCAGTGACATTCTGCCCAAGAGCCGTGGCGACACCTGTGCCGAAAGATGTGATGCCCGTGCCGCCATTAAGAACCGGCAATACACCTGTGACACCAGTTGTAAGCGGGAGGCCCGTGACATTGGTCATCGTGCCGCTGGATGGGGTGCCTAATGCACCACCAGAATAAAGAAATGTACCGCCGCTACCGAAGTTAACAGAGACACCGTCATTACCATTCAGCGTAATTGTGTTGTTAACTGAAAACGTCTTGCCTGCCGCAATAGAAATCGTGCCGTTCGAGCCAAATACAAAGTTCTTTAAGTATTGCGAGGTGACATAATAGTTCTGCCCAGACCTAGCAATGGGGATAGCATCGGCAGCTTGAGAAGAGCCGCCGTCTTCAAGTTCAGAAATCTTAAGATCGGTCATACAAAGAACCTCTAGGCGCTACCTGAGCATACCGTAGAGAACTCAGATATGCAAACAAAAAACCCCGGCGGCACAAGGGGGAGGAAACACCGCCGGGGTGGAGTTTAGACTAGAGGCAATGAACAACCGGGAGGTTCGTTCACCACTGGTGATAACATGAGTTAAACCGCCTGTCTACTAAGCGCTGCGTAACGCCAGCGTAAAGTCAACATTGTCGCTCGTGCCACCGGACACCGTCGGCTTAATGTACACAGCGTAGATATTGATCTGCTGGAACTGTGCCGTAGATGTAGCCGACACCGTCGTGCCGCCTGAGTCTTTGAGGTCCGTCCATGTCGTCCCATCGTTGCTGTACTGCAACTTGGCCGTCGCCCCACCAAACGTCCCGCCAATCAGCAGAGACGCAATGGACCCGCTGGGCACAGCGAACTTAAGCGGCGTATCCGTCGAGGTGGTGATGCCCGTCCACTTGACAGTAGGCACACCTGCAACAATCGACACAACTGGTGATATATCAGCCATTTACAACTCCTTACGTCCACCCTGCAGCCATCGCAGGCTTAACTTCCCTCCGCGCCAACAACGTCCCGCCATCAGCCACTTGAGCTATGTGGAGCATGAGGTACTGTAATGCCTCAGCCACGTGGGAGTGCGCGTTCTTATCAATGACCCCGTCACCCTTGGGCTTGTAGCGATACCCGCCCATCATGGCCGCTTTAAGGTGTGTGCAGCGTGGGTCAACGAGAAACGCCGGGTCGCCATCTACTTGGCGCATGAGATAGTCATCGACCGCGTTTATGCGCGCCGCAACGGAGTTGGTCCGCGCTGGCATAACCTTAAGCCCCTCAGCCTTGATGATGTCCACCGCGCTGCGTTCGTCAGTCTGTGCTCTCTGCGTCCCTGCCGGATCGACCACAACAAACACAGGCGCACCAGAAAACTGTTCATAGAGCAACGGCTTGAGCACGGTCCGAATGAAGCGTTGAACCCCCATGTCGAAGCTGACTGCTTCAGCAAATATCAGTGCGCGCCCGCGCGGGTCTTGCTGTCCAATGACGGCGGCAGGTGTGAGTCCAAGGTCCATTCCCACAATGATTGGGCGAACTCCGTTGGTAATGTGACGGAGTCGAGAAGTGGCCATATGATAGTCTGCTCGGAAGTATTTGTAAACAGGAAGACCTGCACTGGATAGTCCGTACTCTCCGTCAATATAAACCCTAATGTATTCATCGGACCGACCCTGTGTATCATAATACCCGTCGGGCAAATTTTCGATGTTTTCGGCATAGGGGCTGCGTCCTGACGGTTGCTTAAACACATCCCATCCGTTGTCGTTGGCGCTGACGCCATCGGCGGGACTAAGGTGCTCAAGCTGGTAATACCACCATGTATCCATGGTCGGCGGGTTGGTGTCGCCCCACATCCCATGCCACGTGGGACCACCGTCTTTCTTGGAAGGGAAACGTCCAATGCGTTTAGACATCGCATCGACGATGTCTGGGTGGATGTCCCGGCACTCGTTAAACCACGCGCCAGTAAGCTCAAGAGAATTGAGGTTAGCCACATCATCGGCGTCATCCAGCGCACGAAACATGATCTCACTCTCGACATCGCCCACCCTGAAGAAGTAAGTCTTGGTCGTCCGCATGTAGTCGCCACACACACCCGGCGGGAACCAATCCAGAAACGTCTTGATCGTCGTGTCCTGAAGCTGCCTCGCCGTCTCACGCACCACAGCGAAGCGGGTCTTGCGTACTCCTTGGCTGTTTGGCTCCTGCGCGCTCGCACGCCTGATTACCTCAAAGCTGCATGTGACCGATTTACCACTACCAACTGGACCTAACAGGACGCGCATCTTGGCGTCCGACTTCATAAACTTAACACCAGTAGGCGGCGGTGTGTAGTCAATATCAAGAGCCATCAGACAACACCATGATCCGGTAAATTACGCCCACACGCTTGGTTTTGAGTATCTTAGTCTGATAGGACAGGTTCTGGATTGTCAACAACTTTTCCATCAGAGTCGCTTCGCTTAGACTTGTGAAGTCAAACGTCGCTGGCTTCGGCCTCAATCTCAGAGTCTGCAGGAGTTGACGCATCAACGTCGATAAGCCTTGCACTTCCAAGCTCCTGACCCCCGAGATTTATCATTATGCGCACGCCGCCAGCCGCGCCGGAATCCACTGGTTCATTCTTCGGCTCCAGCCCAGCCCACTTTACCGTAGACTTAATGAGATCAGCCTTCACCGCTGCGCTTACGTCTGGATTATGGATCAAACACCACGATGTTGTGAGAAGCTCTTCAGCCTGCAGCCGCGCCTTGGTCTTGAAGAGAATGCCCTTGTCACGAATCTCGTCCCGATAGCCTTCCACCTTCTTGAGAAAGATCGGGTCCTTATTGAATGACAACAAGTCTTGCGCTTGGATGCTGTGCCGCTCCAAAATTTCATCGACCTCCTCACCACTGCCCTCAAGTCTGAGCGCAATGTCGAAGGCTAGGCGGTTTGTCCAACGCGTGGAGTCGTATGCAAGTGACATGTGGAGAAAGTAAACTGGGATTGCGGGGATGGCAAGTTGTGAGATTTTCCGAGACTTGTGTATTTTCTTCATAGCTTCACCCCTGAGCTTGTGTATTTTTTACACAACTTCGTTTTTTGGGGTCTTGTTTTACGAGGTTTACTACACACTGGCTGGGCCTCGCGCGCGTCAGTCCATGTGGCCCCTCCCCTGCCTACCCCACTCTGTTGTCATACAGAACGGCCTTGGTTGACATTCATGTTGACATACTATGCCTACGGCCTAGTCTAAGGCATAAGCTATTGATATTGCAGCGATTTGACAACGGCCCCGGCTTGTGCATAATGGACACAACCCCCGGACTGGCCGGAGGGTTTAGGCAATGGAAAGGTTAAGACTATGGCAATCGCTTCTAAGAAAACCGCTCAGGTCGAATCAGTCTCCAATGAGCAACTTTTTGAGATGATAAAGCGCCTGCAGGCTGAAAACGCTACCTTGAAGGCTGCTAAGGCTACCCCTACTAATCGCTTTACTGTTAAACTCTCTCCCTCTGGTAAAGGTAATCTTTGCATATACGGCCTGTCACGGTATCCGTTTAGCTTCTATCGTAATCAGATTGAGGCTATTCTGGAAAACGCTGAAATCATTAAAGATTTTATCTCCAAAAACGAGCCTGCCCTGTCTAAAAAAGGCGAATAATCTCTATCACTGGCCGGGGCTAGTCCCCGGCCTTTTCTCGTTTCCTGCCAAGAGGTTATACCATGCAAAAAATTAACGAAATCGCAATCGTTCGCCATTACAAGGGCAAGAGCCGCACAATTCTGGTGAGCGTTTATGCCAAGCGG